TTGATTCTTCTCAAAGAAACACCATTCAATTCGTACTTGTAAACTGGGGTTCCAACAGGATAATCCTTAGGATTGCTTCCTCTCGTTATCGTTCCTCCAATGGTTCCAGATGTGGCAGTTGTAAATCCAATAACTTCATCACCAATAAGAAGATAACCAGCGTTTGTAGTTCCAACTCCAACGTTTTCAAAATTATAGAAGTTAACTCCACTATCAACTGTAAGAGGTCCAGTTGAGGTTGCCGAATATGCTGCTGCCAACTTGGTTGGTTTTACATCAGACAATGCTCCGGAGATAGTAACACTATTGTCTCCGTCATACATTCCGTGATTCTTGTGTTGGACGAGGATGTGTAATCCATCATTTTCAACTTCAATTTCGGTTGGTCTTGGCCAGGGTCCAAGAACACTACCATTAGTGTAGTGTAATGTTGTCGTAACACCAGAACTATTGATAAATTGAATGGTGTTTCCTACTCCGGTTAAGAAATCTCCCTGAACATTGTCGAGAATGAGTTCACTGCTGCTTCCAATTGAAGTAACCGAGAATCTTACACCAGATCCCAAACTGTTTGTTCCAATAGTCGTGATTCCAAGAACGTCTCCAACTTGATATCCAGATCCACCACCAGATGGAGTAGAAATTGTAGCAAATCCGATGGTTCCATCGTCAGCAACTTGAATTTCTGCGGTAGCATTTCTACCATTACCAGTTACCGTTGTTAAAGCAACACCAGTGTATGTAAATGGTCCAGTATATCCAATACCAGCATTAATTACGTTTAAAGTTCCAACTGCTGTACCAGCACTTCCTACATAATTGCCAGTAGCATTGCTTCCAACTTGAATAACAGTATTTCCAAGAGCTAAATCTGGTTCATTGAAGTATGTTGAAAGACCAACTCTAATCCTCTTAGAATTCATTCCAAGTGAATTTGGAAGGAGTGTAGCAACTTGACCATTTCCTTCTTTTAGTGATGGGTTGTAGAACTCAACAGAACCTGATTCAATAAAGTCTGCCCTATAAAGAGTGAACTTAAGATCTTCCCACTGACTTGGTTCCCAAGTTGAAGCATTTTGTGACTTAAACAGTGATCCAAGATATGGTTGGTTGGATATGAATGTGTCACTGATCAGATCGTTTTCACCGACTCTAGAAATATAAACACTATATTTTGTGGAGTTGGAAGCAACACAAATAGCATATTCTGTTCCTCTTCCTTCCAGATAAACCGGAGCATCAAATTCAAATGATGTAGCTACAGATCCGTCTCCTGAGATATTGATTTGATCTGGATCTAAAGTAATTTCCGAGAAAGGAAGAATCTTTTGTGTTGGAAGGCCGCCCTTCATAGTTCTGATTTGAAGTGTTACTGGAACATCTCCATCATCTTTTGTTCTGAAGAATATGTCACACTTTGTGAGATATATTCCAGTATCGTCATCAACTAAGAATGATTGGGCAAGTGGATCATACCAGAAATTAACTCTCTGCTCAACAGGAGTTGAACCAACAACCCTACTATTAACAAGTTGAGTTCCCGTTGTTCTAGCAACAGACTGCTCTTCAAATTCGAGTTTATTTTGAATGTTGGCGTTTCTTACAGAAATGATATTTTCCTGTACCGTTTCGATTGTTCCGCTTGAGATATAACCTTCTTCAGCAATTGTAGTTGCTGTTGATTGGTTATTTGTTTCACTATTAACCAATGTCAGAATTCTTGTACCAACTTCAAATCTTGGATTTGAAGAAATGTTTGGATTTGGAATGAAGAAACTTCCTCTGAGGTCCGCACCAATGTCAGCAACCAATCTAACATTTGTAATTGTTGCTTGAGCACCACTAGTTTGGCCAACAAGAATCATATTTTGCTGAACATAACCAAAATAGTCTCCCTCAGGTTGATTTGCCAGTGAGAAAGTATCTACATTCAGGATTGTTGAAGTTGCTGAATATGATTCTGAAAGTGGTTGTGAATTGTATGGGTTTTGTCTGTAAACTCTATCTGGAGAATCGTATGGTCCAGATTTATGATTAGATTGAGCAACTCTGAATGTAATTTTTGGTGGGTTATTATTAACTGGACCTGTTCCAGTGTTTCTTACTGTACCAATTACAGTTTCTCCAACGTCAAAGGTTCCGGTAACCATTGAAATCTCAAGAAGTTTTGGTACACAGAATCTAGTTACATTTGTATTATCGAAGAAAGCATATAACTTCGTGAGTGGTTTTACTTTCTTAGCAACAAATTGAACATTTCTAGATCTCATGTAAGGAACAATGTCTCTACTTACAAGTCTGTCACCGACAGATTCCATATCAAATTGTTCGGTGATTATTGTTCTGTTTCCAGTCCTGGACATTACTCCAGTATCTCTAACCTCTCTGAAAGTATCCTCAATAACATCAGCATTGACGGTTCTTGTAGATCTGTTAACTCTTCCTCTGGCACCAGGTCCTTGGATATTAACTTCTCTTGGGGGATTAGTGGTTCTAGTTCTGGTTGTTTCAATGACATCCTGACCAGTCCAGTTAGTTTGCCATGCGTTCCAGACAGTAGGAGCAAATCCTGTCTGGGGATCAACTCCTTGCTCCTCAACAGCTCTTGCTAAGGTCTCAGCATAATTACCCTCAGTCTCAATAACTTTTGCTTCAAGTCTAACAGTATCAATCCAAGTATCAGTTGCTGGGGTCAATTCCAGAGAACCTTGCCAGAAACTTACCAAGAATGGAGTTACACTTTCAGATCTTGTAGCAAAAGTTTGTTTCAGCCACTCTACTTCAGCATAGTCTAATGTAATAATATCGCTAGACTTTCTGATATTTACACCTTCTGGTTGAGTCGAAGAAAGGTCAGCAGTTGTATCAACATTGACAACAGGACCTTGGATGAGATCAATAGCATTTGTATAATGTTGTGGTCTCAGAACTTTATTCTTGACATCGATGCTATTTTTGAATCTAAAAGCACCTTCTTGAGCATTGAGTGAGGTAAAGTTATCTACAAAGAAACCTGACTTAAATCTATTAAGTCCACTTTCATCAGGAATAAAGAAGTTGGCAGTATTTGCCTCAAGTAAAGAAAGAGCCGTGTAGTATTCTAAGTTTTTAATTCTATCTTCAAGTTTATTGATATCGGACATGCGATATCTCTTATACTTTAAGAATTGAAGTTTTATATCATTTACATTATAAACATATGGAGGTACTATAGCAGTAGCAATTTCAATAGCATCATCTACTGGTAATGGTCTTTCCAGAGTCTCTGATGGTGTTCCATATTGGACTTGGAATTTACCAGATTGAGTAAGGAAAATTCTATCAACTCTTGGGAGATAGTATGAGAAACTTACGTCAAAGGCGTCGTCTGAAGAAATTACGCTTGAAGAATTGCCAGATTGGTTGAATGTTCTTCCATAGAATTCAAATGGCGATCTTGATCCTTCTGCCGTAGTGTAAGTAGAAACTTTTGGTCTGATATCAATAATATCAGTGTTTCTATGACCATCAACCGATCTAATATCATCTGCATAATCAAAATCAGTATATGAATTGGCAGTTACAAAATCTCCACTATCAGTAGATTCGAAGTATCCATTTGAAAAATAAATTTTCAGTTGTTTCGATGGTTCATCTATACCATCTTTTCTAACAATGGAGGAATGTCCGTAGAAAGATCCTTTTTGTCCAGTGTTAAATTTAAAGTTTTTGGAAACATTAAAACTGGGTTCATTTAACGTTGATATGATTCCTTGAACGCCGGTTTCCGCAAATGTAACAGTTTCTCCTTCTCTAAAATCAATTCCATTTTTGGATATGAATGAAATTTGACTGTCTGTGAGTTTTTCGGCAATAATTGCTTTAGCTCCACTGAGACGACCTACAACTCTTTCGCCAATTAACAAATCGCTAGTCTTTGCTGTTGGTCCAGTAAGAGAAGAAATGATCATTGTTGGTGCCGAAGCAGCACTTGTGTCAGCAGACTCATAAATGGCATGAATATTGATAACGTCACCAACATTGAGTGAAATTTTCTTATCTTGAACTCTTGTTCCATATGGATAATTTCCATATGTAAGGCCATCGTTTAATGTTGTTGCTCCAATTCCAGATCCAGATAATTTGGAGTTGCTAATAATGATAGAATTTACTCTATTTTTCTTTTTCTTCTTAGCAACTGGTTTAATTTTTTTGACAGTATAAATTAACTGAGCGTTTGTATCGTCGTTTCCGAGATTGTAGATTTGAAGTTCTGTAGCTCCATTAGCAAAAGAGAACTTATCCGACGTTAAAACTTCCGTAGATCCGTCAGACCTAATCAGAGAATATCTTTCCTCATCAAAGGGCAAGAAAGTTTCATTAGTTCCTGCATTTACGACAGCAGATAATTCATTGCCAGAAATATTGACGCTAGTGTATTTTCTGAGTGTAATAAATGAATCATTTACAATAAGTTCAGAAATATTTTCTTTTGGAAGTGATGTGAATAATGTGCTATCACTAGAGGCAGACAACGCAGTCTTTAAAACCTTCAGATCAGACACTTCAATTCTCGATCCAGTTTCTGGAAGTCTTCCTTGACATATTCCAGAAACAGTGGTTACTCCAGTAACGACAATATCAGCGGTGTTGACAGTCTTTACCGTCGCAAAGACTGGATCGGTAAAACTTTGCGCTGTGTCAGTGCTTGTGTAACTAATAAGATCACCAACACTTACAATTCCTGGGAATTGTGGATTGGTTGAAATTATTGTACTTTCTCCACTAGCATCAACAGCGGTGATAGTGGCAATTCCTATGGTAGATCTTGTTGTTGGTATAATATCTGCAGCAAATGTCGTTCCTACACCAACTTTACCATACACTGATTGAACATCAGAAATACCATAGGCAGTAATAGCAGTAGCTACTCTTCCATTATCAATACCATCAAATTCAAAACTTTCATATCTTGTGAAAGTTCCAGTAGTATCATATAGTTCAATTACATTAGTATCGCTGATGCTATTCTTTAAGAATCCAGTTGCTCCGCTATTTTTTCCTTTTACGAAGGTTGGTGTACTTAAAGTTGTGTTTTCATTCAATGTAATTTTGGTAACTGTCTGTACATCAAATAAAGACAGATCCCATTCGTTCAAATTGCCGTTTGAAGTGCTATATGATCCAGACTCCAATCTAAAGTCATAAACTCTAGCAACTCCAATTTCCTCTCCAGCAGCATAAGTTTGGCCAGCACCAACACTTCCATCACTTAAAGATCCAACTCTTTGACTTCTTAAACTCAAAACATAAGTATTTCCAGCACCAACTAATGGAGCACCATAGACTCTATTAAGTTTTACGGTAGAACCTGTATTATAAAATATTGATTGATTGTCTACAGTTTTTGTTGTTCTTGCCTTTGGAGCATCAAGTAAAGTTGATCCTACAGTCTCAATCTCATATCCCTTTACATATGCCTTACCGGGAGAAACTTCATAAAGTGCTAAGTCATCTGAAGGAATGCTGCCGCTTGGAGCTATCTGATTTTCTTCTAAAATTCCTCTGTTTCCTTCACCATCATTTAAAGACTCTTTTGGAGTAATGGTGAAAGGTCTTATATAATAATTTCCAGATTCATCATATGTTCTTCTGGCAAGTTCATCATTAATAAGAGTATATTGAGTAGTATTTCTAGTCGTTCTTAATATGCCATTTTCTACTACAGCAAGTTCTACAAAGTTTTCATCATTAAAATCTGTCAAAGATTTTTTGAAGAGAGATGTAGAAATTTTTAATCTATCTGCTCCAGGAGCAGCATAATTATTATATCCCTGAGAATTATCGGTTAACTCTTCGTCTTGATCGGGTGTAATGATCTCTTCATTTATATACAGACCAATTCTGTAAGATGGAGTATTTGTATACTGATCAAGAATTAAAGTTTCGTCAGAAACATTAACAAACTGACCTCTAATAAAATAGACACCATTTACAATAGAAAAGGCAGATCCCACCGAAGTAGCATTTCTGGAAATAGTATTAGCAAATGGTTCTCCAGATGCGATTATTTGATTTCCTAAAAGACCACTTACAATATTTCCCTCAGCTACAAGTGCTTCTCCACTATAAAAAGCCTGAGAAGCGTTATCTTGATTACTTGATGCCAAATAGCTGACGTAAATGGTTGGGTTGCCCCTTTCAGAATCTGATGAAGTTAAATAATAATCAACTGTCGCAGTTACTCCAGAGTTCTGTCCAGTAAGTTTTAAACCAACGAGTTGGTCGATATATGCGTCAACTGGAACACCCTGAAATGTGGTGCTCAGTTCGACAGCATAATAATTTCTACTATATGCGGTATTTCCTGGAATTACCTTAGCACCTTCTTTGAAGAAGTGCTGACCAAATCTTTCAATCTGATTTTGTAAAATAGACTGAAGCGTTGTTAACTCTCTTGCCTGAACTGGATATCCAGGCTTAAACAAGACCCTATGATAGTTGTCCGTTGGGTCAAAGTCATCATAATATGGAGCAACGTTGAGATTTGTGATTTGCGACATAATTCCTTAGAATTGTAATATAACCTTGATGTCTTCTTTTTGGTTGGTTGATCTTGTCACAGATGGTCTATTATCAACATAGATTATGTTGCCTGAATATTTTGCAACTTCAGGATTCGCAATGCCATTAGTAAACGATTGACCAAGGTAGAATGTTCTATTATTTATTACGGTAGAGACACCCGTAAAAGTGCTATCAATAGTCAGTCCACCAGATATAGATCCTCCAGTAACTGTAAGAGATCCATCTCCAGTTGGAGATGCTGTAAAATCAACCTGATCAAATCCATATTGTGGATTTGTAATTGCTGCTCCAACAGTGTTAAATCCAGATTGAGAACGATCCTGCCAAACTTTCAATACGCCTGTTGATTGATCATAATTAATAACTCTAGCGACGGCCGTCGAACCAGTAGATACTGTTTGTGTGACAAATGAATCTGCCTCATATGTTGCTGAACTGTATCCAATTCCAGTCAATCTCAAAGCAGTTACCGCACTAGCTTTATCTGCCGTTAATGGAGTATTTGTGCCAAAAGTACTTGGTTTTTCTACAATCCCAACTCTTGCTACTTGGTTTCCAGTGATAAAGTCTGGATTTTGAATGTCATTTTCGAATCTTGAATAAAGGAGAACATTTTTAGTTCCGAGTTCTCTATAAATGTCAGCACCATGACCACCTTGGGGTGGAATGATGACATTAAATACTGGTCTAGTGGTTCCTGTTGGAACACCACCAGCAACCAAATCAACATTGCCATAACTATATCCAGATCCTTGAGAAGAAACTACAATCGAATCTACTTGAGAATCAGCATTCATCGTAATGGTACATTTGGCACCAGTTCCATTTCCTTTGATTGGAACATTGGTATAGATTGCGTTTGCCGTACCTAATCCAACTCCTCTATTTGTAATAGTAACAATTTTAATAGAACCATCAACAGCATTATCTCTAACCGAAGCATTAGTATCGGAGTCTGCCCAATCAGATGGAACAGGAATGTAATTTGTAGAGTCGAATTTTACAATATCCGATGGGCTAATTGTGTAAAGATATTTCCAAACATACCCATCACCACTAGCACCAGCAGCTCTTGGTTCAAGGTCAACAAAGGTTGGTTCGTCTAAAGAAGGAGACCCATTTGGAGTGTCTGGAGTGGTGCCATTTTGAAGGCAGATATACACTCTATAGTCACTGTTCATTACATAAAAGAATGAACTATAGAGATTAGTTGCTCCGGAAACTTTAGCAGTATTCGATGTACTGTAGTCATGGCGATACATGTCATATGTATTGCCGGATTTCCAAACAATTTTTGGAACTACCAATTTTATATCACTACTAGTAATTTTTTTCAATCCAATCATGGTTTCCCATGTTTCATTTTCATAATCAAAATTATCTACCGGAGCAGGTGGGCTATTATCCCAATCTGACTGTATATCGGTAGCATTTGGTAATCCAATAAAAGAATAATACGAACTACCAGTGGTAGTGACACCAGCAAGAAAATTTCTTGCGTTCAATATTCTAATTTGATCAGTTATGATTGCTGCCATTTTGCTGGTTTTTTACTTATTTATTAGGAGTTGGTCAACTAAATTTTATTTAGTTGTCATACATTATAGTCTTGTATTTTGAGTGGTAAATATCTTCTAACTAAGGCAGATGTGGAAATTCCAGCGAGTCCATTTTGATTGTAGAAATTAAACGCTGATGTAGATGTTCTAGCAGTAGTGGTAATCTTTCCAAAACTATAATTTCCAAAATGAGTATTCACTCCAAGTGAAGAGAAATCATAACCGTTGTAACTTAAAATGCTCACTGTAATGTCATTTACAGTTGTAGATCCAACTCCTGGAAGAGATTTTTGTGTAGTGGCTGTTCCGACAACTTGATAAACATTATCGATACAGGTTGTACCAACTCCAACTGTTTCAGAACCAGAAGTAAGTGAAGTTACGCCAAGTCCAATATTGGAATCTCTAACAACAAAGTAATCACCGACAGAAAGACTACTAACGGTGATCGCTGTTCCCACAATATTTGCATCTTTCAGAATGGAATTTTGTGGAATAAACAAACTCAAAATCAATCCTGTTGAGGCAACTCCAACAACGCTAGTTGTAGCGACACCAACAATAGTTCCAAAGTCTCCTGTATAGACAATTCCAGAATTAATTCTTTCAGTCAAAGTTGTTGGAGGTTCAATAAGAACTGTCGGTGGATTGGTTGAGGCATATCCAGTAGCAGCAGATCCAGTGATCGAAATCGAAGTTACAATTCCACTAGTAATTGAAGCAGTTGCTGTCTGTCTTTGCGTTGTTCCAAGTCCAACTGGATTTCCAATAATAACTGTAGGGGCAGTAGTA